CAGCGGAACGATGCTGAGACAGAGAATCGTGAGAGTGCTGAAAACCAGGCATCTAATATGTTGGCTGATGCGACTGCGGTAGCAGATGCTGATAGAGCTGAGTACGAGGCACTGCAAGCGAAAATGAGCACACAAGTAACAAAACAACACGAAGCAAGAGTCAAGGTTATCCAGGCACGAAGAGCTGGTAAGAAGTATGTAGAGCCTGCCCTGGTAACAGGTGCAGACACTCCAGCGAAACAGGCTGAAGCTCAAGCGAAGAGAATCCTCGCTAAGAGAGGTGTGACACCTGTTGAGGCTGTTGCTGAAGATACAGAAGTATCTGCTGACTTCGATGCTCCTGTGTTAGCTGAAGGTGCAGTAGCACTGGAAGATATGACTAAGAAGCAACTCAAGTTAGAGTGTGATGCTGTTGGCATCGTATATCCAAAGAAGGCAACTAACGAAGCCTTAATCACTTTACTGATGGAGAAATAAAATGGCAAGAATTAACGAGAATGCTTTTCCAGTACATCCTGATACATTCCAGGGAATAGCAACAGATGAACCAGCAAGAGCAAAGGGTATCCTTCACTCTGATGCAGATGGTGCAGTTACAATCACATTCGGAGCTTCTACACCGTTGTCACTTACTGTGGCTTTAGGTGAGGATTTAGATATTACAGGTGCTGATACAGTAACCAGCACTGCAAGTATTAAGCTGTCGTAAATGCTTAGTATGATGAGCCTTGGTGGAGGTGGACCAGTTGGTCCTAGACCCCCTGCTATTACGTAGTTGTTACTGAGGGAGACCCAGTTCTACTGCGGTCTGATGGTTCTAACTATGACACTATTCTATGGACTTACTTCGATGGTGCTAACTGGGTTGATATTGGTGGGGCTAATGGTTTCCCTGATTATCAATTACCATCTACTGCTGGTCTGATGGGTATCCAAATGAGAGCTGAATACACTAATGCTGTTGGTACAACTGTATCAGGAGTAGCTGAGATTACAGCTCAAGTAGAGCCTAGAGAGTATTACAACTTAGGTGGAAATACTGATTTAGGTCGAATTGATATTCCTAACTTACCGTTCTCAACTGGAGATAAGATTACATTTAAGTTCTTGGCAAAAACAGTTGTTACAACAGAAGTTACAAGATTGCTTGGAAGTTCAAGTGGTTCTTCACAGTTACATCACACAGATATTTACACTGTGACTAGAGGTACAATGAAACTTGATGGTGTTGATGTTCCAACTGGAACAACAGTTCCTACTGATGGCTTGATACACGAGATAGAGTTCACATCAAATGTTGATGGTGACAGTATCCGATACATTGGTGGTAATCCTACTCACGGTGGTAGTGCAGACTATCCTATCTATGATATTCTTGCTGATACTGCTAACGATTGGAGATACTATCCAATAGCTGATGGTTGGGATAATAACCCTACATTGGTTGAGACACTGATAGGTGCTAATGCTACATTGGTTAATGGACTTGAATCTAATTGGGATGACTTTGTTGTCAGACATAATGATGAGATTGTCACATATAATGGAGAGGTGGTATATTATTATGGCTGAGTTATATACAATACTTGATGAGAACGAGATAGATGGTCAAGAGAAAGACCAGGAGGTATTTGATATTGATACCGCTGTTCTTACTCACCTTCCACAAGAGTTGCCAGCAGGTAACTATGACTTCGCTTATAGTTATCAGGTAACTACTGACACAGGCAATAAAGACTTCTTTATGAGTATGCTTGGTTCAGTGGTTCTTACAGAGATGGATGTTCACATAGCTAAGAGTGGAGCAGGTGCTGTTAGAGATACCTACTTTTTTAATCTTAGTTGGGAAGGTGGACCGTTTGACATTCAAATGATTATGAGAAAGAAGGACACATCATTTAATTTGGTGTGTGACTTCGCAGAATTTAGTGTAAAGAGAAGGAGTTAAGATGGCTGAATTAGCTGATATTATAAAACATAACGATTTCGTTGGTGAGGTATTATCGTATCATACGGGCAACCTATCAGCAAGTAAGATTGACACAGCTTTAATGGCAAGTGGCTACACAGTACCATTACCAAACAAAGTGAGTTTCCACTTGTATAAGATGAACGGAGCACAAGCAACTGCTGTATGGCTAGTCACTTGGATGCCCTTGATGGGTGAGTATGCAACAGAAAAGCTGACATTAGTTTAAGATGATGAAAATAGCAATTCACTTAGTGTTGGCTTTTATTGTTGCAACTCAGATGGGTTGCAGTGTACGGATGTTCACATATAATGACAGCTCTCAGACCGACAGACCGTACGATATGAGCTTATTTGAATTAGGAGATACAGATGACAAAACTAAAAAAGATTAAAGAGAGGTTTCAGAAGGCACGGTCCGACCGCTCGCAATATGAGAACTACATCGACACAGCTTTCCGCTTTGCAATACCGCAGAGAAGGATATACCTTGAGGCTAGTAACAAACTTAGACCTAACCCTGAGGTTTATGATTCAACAGCAGTTATTGGTGCTCAGAGGTTCGCTACGAAGATGCAGAGTATGTTGGTTCCAACTGCTCAGAAATGGATGAGTCTTGAGCCTGGCTCAGATGTAGTTGATGAAGTAGCAAGAGATGAGCAACAGCTTGAACTTGATGTTGATACAAAGACTTTCTTTGATGAGATTAAACACTCAAACTTTGATACTCAAGTAGCAGAGAGTTTCCAGGACCTCGCGGTTACAACTGGAGCACTTCTAATCAACCCTTCTCCTATCGGTTCACACTCCGCACTTACATTCAAAGCTGTTCCTATCAATGAGCTCTTCATCGAGACTCCTAGTGATGGTATGGTTCGTACAGTGTTCCGTGAGTACACGGTTCGCCTGGATGAGATAACAACTATTTATGTTGGTGCAAAGCTCTCACCGAAGCAGGAGAAGGAACTTGAGAAAGACCCTAATGCTAAGGTCAAAGTAACTGAATCGTGCATCTATGATGTGCTTACAGACCAGTACACGATTACTATTGTGGATATGGCTGAAGAGTGGGAGTTCAAAGAGACTATCGAAGATACTTCACCGTGGGTTGTATTCCGTGAGAATGTTGTACCTGGTACAGCACTGGGATTCGGTCGTATCCTTCGTGTGTTGCCTGATATCAAGACACTTAACAAAGTGGTCGAATTAACTTTAAAAGGTGGTTCTATTGCAGTCTCAGGAACTTTTATGGCACACGATGATGGTGTCCTTAATCCTTACAATGTTCGCCTTTATTGTCCTGGATGGTAAAACTACGACCTTCAAATTCATATCTCCTCTTACGAGACTTCAACAGTCTGCGGATATCGAGAATGTTCTTGAGTGGTTATCAGTGGTTGGTACACTTGGAGAAGAAGTTACTAATATCACGGTTAAAATGGAAGAAGTTCCTCGATGGTTAGCACAACAGTATGCTGTACCTATGGAGCTCGTTCGTACTAAAAACGAGGCACAAGATGCAGGAGAAGCTGTTGTCGCTTCACAGCAACCTCAGATAGGTCCTGGTGGTGAGGTTCTTGCCCCACCTGATACGAGTGGTGCTCCAGGTGTGGCTTCACCTGGTGGACTTGAGAGGATGTACTAATGGCTGAAAACTTTGAAGATTTAGCTGAACAGGCTGAACAGGAAACCAAATTAACAGTTGAGCAACAGCTCGACAACGACCTGAGAGGAAAGATGTCTATTGACAAAATCTTCTCAGATGTGTATCATACCCCAGCAGGGAAGCTTATGTTTGAACATCTCATAGAGAGATTCGTGGATATACAGATTGCTCATCCAGGTGATGACCTATCACAGATATTTTCACGACAAGGCAAAGCGGACCTCGTTCGTATGATGCTACAAGCAGTAAACGAATCTAAATAACAATGCCCTTAGGAGGATAACATTATGTTTAAATGGTTAAAATTATTAAATCTAACGATGTATTTCGCAGATGATATGGGAGGAGGCTCTGATGGAGGTTCTGATGGTGATAGTGGTGCTGATGGTGGTGCTGATGGTGGCGACACTGGTGATAGTGGTGCAGGCGATGCAGGCGGAACTGGGGATGCTCCAGGAGCAGATGCAGGAGCTTCGGGAGCTGATGGCGGTGATTTAATTCTAGGTAAGTTCAAGGACCAGGATGCTTTGGCTGAGGGGTACACAAACCTTCAGAAGAAGCTAGGTAATTTTCAAGGAACTCCTAAAGATGGGTATGCTCCTATCGAAGGGCTGGAAAACACTACTGCCGACCAAAATCGATTGATGGCAGTTCTTCAAGAGGTTGGAAAAGATGCTCAGATGGACCAGGGAACTTATGAATCACTATACACTCAGATTACCGAGATGCAAGCCAGGGTAGCAGATGAGACCCTACAAGCAACTATTAAAGAGATTCCGAACTATGACACTCGTGCTAAAGCGATGGCTGATACAGCTCTCAGATTTTTAAGACCTGACCAGGCTGATGCTGTTGATGCACTTATGCAGAGTAAAGAATCTTTTGAGGCTGTTGAAATCCTTATGGGTCAGCTTCGCGGTGGTAGCCTACCGAATAACCCAGGAGTCACTGAAACCTCTCAAGAGGAGCTTCGTGCTCAGATTAAAAACCTGAACCCTGCTGACTCTGCTGGTCGTAAGAGATTACTCGAACAGCTTAATGCGAAAGGCGATGGTCAAGGTCGCTTAGTCTAACTTATTCACATTTACTATTCACATCCTCTTGACAGGATGTGAATAACTTCGCTATACTTCTCCTAACAGCAACGAGATACCTCGCAAGAGCCTCACTGAATGCTATTAGATAAAGCCCTCTTTTGGATACCTTAATCGACAACAAAAAACAATTAAGAGGCTGTGTAACAGTTAGAAATAATGTTACAGGGTCTGATTACAGATTCCAACAAATCGGTAAAGGTATGGCTCACAAGAGAACTGCACCATCATCTGATTCAATTCCAATGAACATTGATTACAGCAAAGTGTTAGTAATCTTAGAAGATTGGGATGCTGATGAGTACACAGATATGTTCAAGCAGAAAGAAGTAAACTTTGATGAAGTTCGTGAACTTGCTCAAGTAATTACTAAAGCTCTTGGTCGTAGATTAGACCAAACAATTATCGATGCTGTTAATGATGCTCGTGCTTCATTAGTAACTATTGGTAACATCGTTCTTAATGGTGGTACAGGTCTTAACCTTGATAAGCTTCAAGCTGTTGGTCAATTAATGGATGATTTAGAAATCGATGAAGATGGTCGTTACTTCGTAGGTTCTACGATTGGTAAGAGACAACTGTTGAACACAACTGAGACTACAAGCTCAGATTACAACACTGTTAAGACTCTTGTGAATGGTCAGATTGATACATTCTACGGTTTCAAGTTCAAGTGGATTGGTAAGAGAGAAGAGGGTGGTCTATTTAAAACAGGCGACATCCGTGACTGTTTTGCATTCCACCAAAATTCAATAGGTACTGCTATCGGGATTGACCCGAGCACTTCTGTTGATTGGGTTCCACAAAAGAAATCTCACTTATCTGCTGGTCAGATGAAACTGGGTTCTATTGTTCGTGACCTTGAGGGTGTGTTCATCGTTGAGATTGATGAATCAGTAGTGTAAGGAGTCAATTATGGCTTTCACTGTTGAAACTGTAACAGGTAATATCAATGCTTCGGCTGTTGGTTCAAGCCTGTTTGGATATGGTACTGCTGATGCTACCGCTGATGTTCTCGCTGTCGGATACTTCGACACTGAGGACACATCGTTTCTAGTATTAACAGTTGGCGATTTAATCACTGCTGATTGTAGCGATGGTTATGTTTTACTTTTAGTTACAGCTTCATCTGCTTCAGGTGTCGTTGTTAAAGCTACAATGTCGGAGGTGTAGGATGGCTTATTTAGATTCAATGCTTAAAGCAGTTGGTTCAGCGGGGGGAGTTTCTCCTCGTACCTTCACTTACTCTACACCTGATACACTTGTTGAGGTTACGACTGAGGGTTATTTTAAAGATGCAGTAGCAATCTTTGAACCCAACGATATCATCTTTGTGAACTATGATAATGGTGCATCTAACGGTGCAACAACGATTATATGTGTTCAATCAGATGCGATTGATGGTGGTGCTCATATTGTAGATTTCTCAACAACTGCATCGTTCGCGGGGGATGTTCGTGCAACAGACCCAGGTATGGATGGTTCATCTTATTGGGAAGGTCTTAGTAAAGTTTTAGATGGTGCTGATGGTGTTGGTAGTGTTTTCACTTACCGCCACAATAGCAGACCGTTGGCAAACTTAAATGCTACTGCTTACTTCAGTTTAGGTGGTAACATCCTTACAGCAGGGGATATCATTCACTGTGTTATGGAGGATGGTTATCAACTATCTCGTGTAACTGTATCTCAGTATGAACCTGGTCAGGTTACATACGGTTTTTGGAATGTAGATATCGAGCCGATAGCTTTCGCTTAATATGATATAATCTCACTAACAGAGCTCCCTCCTGGGAGTTCGATTAAGGAGATTATAATGCCAGCAACTTCCAAAGCGGTTTCACTCGCAAACTCATCACTACTCAAAGTAGGTGCTTCCCGTATCAATTCCTTCGATGATAATAAAACTGAAGCAGTCGTAGTAAAAGAATTTTACGAACGGTCGTATCGCAACCTTCTCGCGATGTACCCTTGGTCTTGGGCTATGAAAACCGAGTCTCTTGCACAGATGCTTGATAAGCCTGGTCAAGAGTATCAGTATGCTTACAAACTCCCTATCGATTATGTTTGGATTCAAAGAACTTTCCCTAACAGTAATTACAAGATAGTGGGTACTGAGCTTCATACGAACGAACCTTCCATATCAATCAAATATACATACCGTGCTCCTGAAGAGGATATGTCGATTATGTTTGAACAGGCATTTATGTATTACCTGGCATCTCAAATCTGTATCCCTCTTACTGAGAATGTGAATAAAAATACTCTTATGTATCAGGAGTATCAGGACCATATCAAAAAAGCTAAAGCTCTTACAGCACAGCAACAACCTCAAGATGGTTTCGAGGACTTTCCTATCGACTCAGCTCGATACGGTGCAGGTCCTGGCGGAGACTGGAGATGAGTCGCTCAAGACAATATAAATCAAACTTCAGTGCAGGAGTAATATCTCCTGAGGCTGAGGCGAGAATCGATTCTAATGCTTATAATAGTGGTTTGAGTGTAGGTAAGAATATACTAATACAGACTGCTGGTGGTATGACTCGCAGACCTGGTACGAAGTTTATCCGTACTTACGGTGCTCTTGCTTATGTTCGTATCTTCCCTTTCATATTCAACACTGACCAAAAATATGTAATTGTTATGAGACTGGAGACAGAAGGCACAGCAGGGTTCATCGATATTTATCGTGATGATGCTCTTGTGTTTTTTGACCTGGCAGTTCCTTACAAAACAAAACTGGAGATATTGGAGGTTGATTTCGCTCAGTCTGCGGATTCAATGATTATGACTCACGGTAACTACCCACCTCAACAGCTTCGCAGAAAAGGGAGTGATACTGATTGGGATGTTATCCCTGCTCCGATTATCAATCCTCCGTGTGATTCTATGATGTGTGAGGATGACCTAAACCCTGGTAATTATGTGGACCCTACTTGTGTGGATGGTTCTACACCTTATTGCGGAACAGGGAAATGTTTAGATGATTCTGAGCCTACTTGTCCTGCTGACCACTCACTTGTGACTTTCTATACTTGGTCTGATACGAGCGGATATCCGAAGCACTGTACCTTCCACCAGGGACGATTATGGTTCGCAGGTTGTAAGACTCAACCTCAGTCTGTTTGGGGCTCTAAGGTACAGGATTTCTTTAATTTTGATGTTGGTATTGGCGACCCTGCTGATTCGATTCACGAGACTCTTGATACAGACTTCATTAATCCTATTATGAACATTTACTCTGCTGGAAAATTACAGGTTTATACTTCAGGTGCTGAGTTCGTTAATGGTGCTCAAGTAATCACCCCTACTACTTCTAGTTGGGCGAGACAAACGACATACGGAAGCTCTAAGAGTGTTCGTCCTATCTCGGTCGATGGTTCGACTTTATTCCTGGATAACACTGAGAAAACTATTCGCCAGTTCACTTATGTGGATGGGATAAAAGGTTACGATGCTCCGAGTATTTCATCTGACTCTGACCACCTTATAAAAGCTCCTGTTGCTATGGGTGCTATGAGAGGAGATGTTCAAGAAGCATCTAACCTGATTTATGTTGTAAATGCAGATGGTACGATGGCGGTTCTGAATCTCTCTAAAGCTTATCAGATGAATGCCTGGACTGAGTGGAATACTCAAGGTTTTTACAAGCAGGTTATGGACCTGGACCGTGAGCTTTACATCTTGGTTGAGAGATATGCGGATAATGCTGGGGTCTTAGAGCTTCACTGGTTCCTGGAGAGAGTTGAGAAACAATACCTCACAGACTCAGGGAATCTTATCCACAGTTTAAGTGAATCCTCCGTAGAAACTATTGGGAAGGATTCAGATAATTTCTTCGGTGTTTACTATGCTCCTCACTCAAGTCAGGGTAAGGTTGTTATAGTTGAGGGAGGTGCGATTGTTTATCAAACTAATTACTTAAAAGATTACCCTCTTGAAAGAGTCAGAAATGTCGAGGATGTTCAATACTCAGCAGGTCGTGTCTTTGATACAAACGAAACTGTTAGGGGTAAGTATTATGATGAGGAAGCGGGTTACAGATGGTATATGCACACAATGTCTGCTATCCAGCTCGAGAACAATGCAAAAAACTATATTGATGGTTTGACTCACTTAGTTAATCAAAGTGTCGTAGCGGTCTTAGATGGGTCGGTATATGACGATTTAATCGCTACAATCGGAGAACCTTTTGAGACAGTTGATAATACTTTCCCTGATGGTCCTGTTTGGTTATATGATGATACTGCGGGTAACGAGACATTTCTAAGAAGATATGCTCTTGATGATTCTACTCTTGCCTGGGAAGGTTTTTATCAAGGAACTTTTTACCCTCTCCTCGAAGAGACTGAGTGGGGGTTATTGATATCAGGTCTTGTTGGTGAAGGCGGGTCTGAGTATCTTCAAATCGGTGTAGAAGTTGATAGTATTAATCACGGGAGTCGTATTGATATCACAGCGGATGGTTCGTACACTGCTGGAACTTCTTTCCCTTCAAATACTGAAATCACTGTTACCGCAATCGGTGGCGGTGGTGGCGGTGGTGGTGGAGCTTGTGGTCGTGATGGTTTTGCTGATGTAGATGGTGAAGGTGGCGGAGCTAGTAATTCACCCGCAATTATAGGAGAGACAGCTACAACAGATTTCAACTTCACTATCGGTGATGTGATGGACATAACTATCGGTAACGGTGGCGGTGGTGGAGCTGGTGGAGTCAATGAGAACGCAGGTGGTGCAGGTATCACAGGTGGAACTACATCAATAGCTACTGCGATTGTACTATCAGCTCTAGGCGGTGGCGGAGCTCCAGGTGGTGCAGGGATGGCTAGTGGCTCGAGGGGAGAAAATGGACCTGCGGGTCTAGCGGGTGTAAGCACAGAGGTCAGTTCGGCTAGAGGTGGTGATGGCTTAGAAGACAGCGATGGAGGAGATAAAGGTATAGGTGGTGCAGGTGCATCAGGTTATGGAGCTTCAGGCGGTTGTGGCGGTGGTGGTGGAGGTGGCGAAGGTCACTTCACTAACCCTGGTGTAGGCGAGAACGGGGGTGCTGGTGGTGCTGGTGCTACTGGTGCTTCAATTATCGAGTGGAGCGGTACTTTTAGAATTAAAAAATACCGTACTCGTAAGATGGCTCTCGTATCTGTTACTGTTACTGAGGGAGTAGTTTACTTCCCTGATAATCCTTACACAGTAGGAGAAGCAGGACTGTTCTTTGATATGCAGGCTGTGACTCTTCCACTGAATGTAAGTGCAGGCGGGGGTTCACTTGTAAATGAACCTAAGAGAGTTGTATCAGTTACTTCTAAATTCGTTGATACTCAAGGTGTGAGTATCAATGGGGTATCAATACCTGAGAGAAGGTTCGGTGAGGTTGTCCTTGATGAGGCTCCTCCACTCCTTACAGGCATCGACAAAATCCGCCTTTTAGGATATACTCGCGATACAAGAATATATATATCACAAGACTCTCCGATGCCTATGACTTTACTAAGTCTCGACATCGAAGTAAACTACTAGGAGGCTTATTATGGTCGGAGCAATTATGGCAGGAGTAGCACTCGTAAAGGGTGCTAACGACAACAGAAAAGCAAGAGAAGCAGATGAGTCTGCTGATATCATATCTGATTACCAGGATGATATTAACTATCAGATGGCACAATCAGATGCCTCTGTAAATGCTTACAATATGACACGGGATAACATCTCTCTTACAAGTCAGCAACAAGCAGTAGGGTCTGCGATGGGTAAATCTATCACAGGCGGAAGTGCTCAAGCTATTAACCGTGAAGGTCAGAGAACTTTGAACAGAGATATCCAACAAGGGTATGACAAAGCTAAGTTTGTAAAAGACTCAGGTGAGCTTAATAAATACACTCGTAGAAGTACAACAGCAACGAAGGATTCAGCACGACAGAGTAAGACAACTACTCAAGGTCTGCTGATGGCTTCTAAGATGTTCGCATAGAGGGGATGACAATGGAAATTCAAAAAAGAAAAGACCAAAAACAAGGCGGAACCTTAGCAGGTGCGGACCTCTCAGGAGCTATCAACTCTCAAAAAGAGATATCAGGTTATTATGACCAAATGGCAACCGATATGATGAGAGTCGCGGATGCAGGTGTAACTCACTTCACAAATTCAATGATTGAAGATGCGAAAGTTGAGGGTGAAGTGGCAGGTAAAGAAGGGAGTAAAAAAGGCTCTCGTACTGCTACGAAAGAAGATGCTGGAGATGGTACTAAGGTTGATGCAAACGGTCAGCCTATCAAGGAAGGGAAGGCTATGGCTACCGCTCCTGGGGGGTATGAAAGACAGAATCAAATCTTCAAATGGAACAGAACCTTCAACAACTCAGCTCAAAAAACTTTCCAAACAAATACAACCGCTCAAGCGAGTGGGTATGCGAAGCAAGTAGCGAAGCAAGTAAACGGTAATATGGGTGCTTATAAAACTGTTATGAATGAGACAAAATCTCAGGCTATGGCAGGGACAACTGACCCTAGACAAAGAGCTCATATTGAATCTGCTTATGATTCTGCTTTTGCTAAAAATATGGGGACTGTTACAACAACTGGTATCAAAATTCAGACCAAACTGGCTGAACAGACTTGGAAATTCGGGCGACAGGAGTTCCAGGATAATCTTGCAATTAAGCAGAATATAATTACTCAAGCTTCTGCTGATATGTATAACCCTGACTTAGATGAGAAGACACAAAGAGAAGCAGGGGAGAAACTCAAGACAGCTCAAGCTGAGTATGAGAAGATGGTCGTAAAACGACTTGAGGACTCTGCACCAGGTATTAACCTGGGTGCTTATACATACGAGCAGGTTAAGTTTGACACCCGTGAAGATATGAGGGATTCTCATATCACTTCAGAGATTTACACCTTAACTCAGATGGATAAAAAGAAAGAAGGTGGTCTTTATACTTACAAAGATAACCCCAACTTAAATGCTCACGAAAATAAAGAAGCTCGCGATGCAGTGTACGAACATATAGCATCGGTAAACAGTGCTGAGATAGTTCAAGAATCTCGTGAGACTAGACATATTAATCAAGAGAAACGAGTTGTTAAAACTAAGATTAAAACTGCTGTGTTGAATGTGAATGATGATGAGTTCCTGGACTCGATGGGAATCACTGATGACCAGGTAGCGGATGGTAAGAGTCAAGTGATGACTCAGATTCAAAATGCTTACAAATCTAATCTTATCAACAAAGCTGAAAGAGATACTTATATCGATGAGCTCCTGAACGGAACAGAAGTTACTAAAGATAATATGCAGACTTACAGTTCTATAAACTCTAATATCGAGGACTTCACTGCTGAGATGATTGTCGGTCGTACAGACCTGACAGATGCTACTCTCAAAGAGCTTCTTAAAAAAAGAGAGAAGTGGGAAACTGAAGGCGAAGAGTGGATGAAGTTACCTGATTATTCAGAAGGTAAAACGATAAACTTAATAAGTACCTGGAGATGCAGGCAACGGTTGAAGAGTATCGCTCACAGGTCCGAGGAGGCAGTGCTAAAGGTGAAAGAAATATCGCTGTTGGTATCGCTGAGGGAATCTTGGATGATAAGAATAAAGATGCCCGCTCATCCATCTATAAGAACCGTGAAGAGGTTCGTACCTTATCGAAGGATAAAGTAGATAAAGCCTTGAAAGATA